TGACCCGGAAATATTTCGGCTTGCCACCGACCAGCACCGAGACGACGTCGCGGTCCTTCGGCGGTCGCATGGTGAAGACCTTGAGCATCTGCTGCTTTTGCTCGTTGCTGAGCCCGGCGACCTGAACGCCGATGTCCTCGAGGAGTTCCGTCGCTTTCTCCGGGGCGATGTGCGCGACCGTCCAGTCCATGCCGACACTCTCGACGGCACCGGCCTTTTTGGCCTCGCGCAAGGTCCGCTTCGCCGCCACGTTCTTGAAACTGGCGTCGACCAGGTGGGTGACGTTCATCACCATGTTCTCGATCAGGTCGTTAATCTGTGCTTCGCCGCCCTTGAGTTGGCGAATACCGGATCTCTGATTGGCGATGCCGCGCTTGTTGTAGGGGCCGGACGGCGAGTCGTCGATGACCCTGAAAAACGGCACGTAATCATTCTTAGCCCATGCTTCTCTGGTGTCTCCGTCGACGACGCCGGCGGCTTCCGCCATGTCGAGGATGGCATTATTGAAGCGGTTCCATTTTCGGAGCGCGACCTGAAATTCCGGGTGTTCCCTGCGGAGTGCGAGCAAGGTCTGAATATCGGAATCGCTCAACAGGTTCTCGCGGCCCTCCGCCTTGAGGCGCTTTGCCCGGTTGGCAATGGCATAGCCTGCCCAAAGCCGCATCAGGCCCTTGTCGGCGATGTCGTTAAAGATACCCTCGAACCCGCCGTCGAACCCTTCCCTGCGGACGAATTGGCCGTCCGTGTAGGCGATCATGCCGCGCTTCAAAAGGACGTGCATCACGGAATGCAGGTTTTGCGTGAGCCGCGTCGCCTTGTAGGCCGACGTCGCCGCATCGCGAAGTTTGCCGGCGTTGCCGGACTTCTCGTAATGCGCAATGGCGTCGAATTGGTCGACGAGCCCTTGGCGCAAATGCCGGCTGGCGTTCTCTTTGATGGATTGAATGCCGTCGCGGATACGCTCGCCCGCGCTGCGGTCGTCGTGCGCGAGGATCTTCGCCATCACGCGCTCTTGTTCGCTGGTGCCCTTCTTGCGTTCCGGGCCGTTCCACATCGGACCCCCGGCCTTGGCGATGTCGTCGGCCGAAACGCCGGTTTCCTTTGCGACGCGCTCGGCGCGCGACCGCCAGTTTGGCATGAGCGAAAACTTGCTGCCGTCGTCGTCGATGGTTATATTGTCGTCAGCCGCTCCCTCGGTGTCCGAGATTTCGCTTCGGCGACGACTGCCAGCCGTCCCCTCCGGGGCACGTAGGTCGGGTTGAAGGGCATCGTGCGTAGGCCGATTGTGGACCTTAGAACCCACTTTCAGTTCACCGGCGATTATTTTTTCCGCTTCCGTTTCCGAGATTGCGCGGCCCTCACGCGGCACCAGTTTCATATCGGACGGCTCGTCCGCCTGGGCGACGCGATTCTGTGGTGGCGTCGGAACGGCGGCGAACCTTTCCTCGCCCGTCGCTTGACCACCCCCCCGGCCCCGGTCGCGGACCTGTCCGGTCTCGATCTTCCCAAAGATGTCCTCGGCGGTCTGGAAGCCCATGCCGCGCAGCATGTTGGCGACGCGGGCCAGGAAGTCGCTGATCCGCTTGAAGGCGCGTTTGACCAGCGGCAACGCGGATACCGGCTTGCCTTGGAGGAAATCGCCGTAAGCATAGGCGACACCCTCCTCCACGTTCGGCACGCCGTAGCGGTCCTTCCAGCGCTTCCGGCTATCGTTCTCGAGCAACTTCCACTCCTGGTCGGTAAAGAACCCGCCGGCTTTGAGCGCGTGCAGGGTTTCGTGGCGGATCGTGCTTTGCGGGTCGGCCATGGTGAGCGAAACGCGGATGATGTCCTCGAGCGGGTTGTACGCCCCGGCAATCTCTTGGCGGTCGCTCGACGAGGCGCCGGACATCATCATGTTTTCGCCGCGGCCGAAAATCTTCTTGAACACCTGCAGGTCGGTTTCCTTGGGCGCAATTTGTGCGAAGATGTCGAGGACCTGGCGGGCGATGGCCTCAAGGTCTGTGTTCACCTGGCCTTGGCGGCCGACTTCGTAGAGCTCAACGCCCTGTTCGGTTTCGCGGGTCTCGTCGGCCTTGACGGGAGCCTCTTGGGTGCCTGCCGCGGCGGCGGCCCCCGGCATCTGTGCTGCGGGCGGCGTCACAGACCCAGGGGCCGCACCGGCGCTCTCCGGACGGGAGGTGATATCGTCCGGGGCTGCCTCCCCCTGCAGGACCGCAACGCCTTCGGCAATGATGGCGTTCCGCTCCCGCTGAATGAGATCTTCGCGGGTGGGTGGGGTTTCGGGGCGGAAACTCTGGCCGGCTGTTTCTTCGACCGTGATCGCGTCGTCGGTGGGAGCCGTGACAAAGCCCTCACCGTAGATCGAGTCGTTCTCGCGAGGACCTTCGATCTGTAGTTGCGCCCCCTCCTCGGTTGTCGAGAATCCATCGCCATACGTGGTACGGCCGCCTTGCGGCGGGGTCGGTGCGGGAAGGGCAAGCGGGGTGCCGGGCGCGTTGAGCGCGGGCATTGGTGCGGGGGCTGGTTGTTCTTCCGGCGGTGGTGGGGCACCGGGGCGGCGGTAGCGCCCGGGCATGATCATCGCGCCAATGGTTTGCATCAACGCGCCGACGGTGAAACCGGCGCCGGCGGATTCGGCGGTCCCCGTGAAGAGGCCGCGCGACGGGTCGTAGCCGACGAGGTCACTGGCGATGAGGTTATCCGATACAGACTGGAACGCCTCTTGGATGGCTTCCTCGGTACCTTGCTTGGCCGCGTCGATGATGACCCGCTTGACGCCACCGCCGGTGGCCTTGTCGAGCCGGTTTAGCAGCGACGAGATTGGAATTGCCTCGGAGGTGCCGACAACCGCGCCCAGCCCTGCCGCATCATAGGCGTCTTCGATGCTAGCGCCGTGCCGTATCGCCTCTTCGAATTGATTGACCCCGCCCAAGGATGCACCAGCCCCGGCCATCGTGGCCGCTGCCGGCAGACGGACGGCGCGGCCGGCAAGGCCGGTACCGACAAAGCCGACGGCGGACCCGGCGCCTTGCGGTACCGTACTGGTCCAGAACTCATCATCGTAGCGTGGGTTGATGGGGAAGTATTCGGCCGTTTTCTGCTCGATGTCGGTGCCGAATTTATAGGGGGACGTATCTTGCGGAGACCGCGATATCTCGGCGTACTTTTGGCGCAACGCTCTCCGTTGCTCAGGGGGCGCGCCGAAATACGTTTCGATGTCGGCAAGATAGTCCCGGTTCGCTGCGGCGCGGCTGGTATAAACGCCTGGCTGATCAGGTCCGGTAATCTCGCCGCGGTCGATGCTATCGAACACTTCGACGACATTGCCGGCGCGACTGCTTTCGATCAGACCTATGGCTTTCGGCACGCCGGCGGCGACATCGGCGATACCGCGAAGGAACTGAGCCGCGGCGGTGCGAAGACGCCCGCGCTCGGTATCAACACCGGCGGGCGGTGCGGGTGCCGGCTGCTTGCTCGTCGATTGGCCGAACAACTCCTGCGTCGATAACGTGCGCGGTGCGGCGGCGGGTGTCGGTTGAGCGGTCTCGGGCGCCATGCTCTGCGCCTGGGGCATTGCTGCTGGTTTTGGTGCTGCCGGCGCACTGGTGCGCTGCCCGCCGAAAAGCTGCTCAGTCGTAAGTGTTCCCGCCATAGTGTTCCTCAATAAAAAAGACCGCCGAAGCGGTCGTTGCAGAATTTTCAAAGTATGGAAACTTTGACTCGGTGGTTCAGCTGGAGTCAGAATTTCCCCATGCCGATGGGGAGTCCTAGATGACCGGAAGATGTCCAGGTTGTGGAAGTACGATTCGCAGCGTCAAAATCGAACAGATCGACATAAAAGTAGGAATGCGCTCAGCCTATAAGGGCGTCAGCTACGTATGCCCAAGCATGGGGTGCCATCTTGTTCTTGGCGTTGGTCTTGATCCGATTGCGCTGAAAACGGATTTGGTAAATGAGATTGTGAAGAAGCTCCGCACCTGATCGCCGTAACCGCGTCTTGGTTCAGGATATCGATGTTGAGCATGTCACCCCGTGCCTTTGCCCGATCAAGGGCATTGAACATCGTTTCGGCGACGAAATTCTGCGCGTCAATATTATCCATATCGTGTTCCTTTCAATAAAAAGAGGCGGCTCCGAAGAACCGCCCCGTGGGCTCGCTCGTTTTCTTCGTCGCCATCACCGACCTCCCGCCAAAAGTTTGTCGGTATTGGCTGCAAATCGGTCGTAGGCGCTCTTGATCGGCTCGACGGACTCGGGGTCGCCGCCCAGGTCTGTCACCGCCCGTTCCATCTCGTCCAGGATCTCGATCGCTCGGAGCATCGCGCCGCCGAGAGACCGGACCTGCGTCGTCCGTAAACTGAGTGCTGTCATAATTGCCTCTACCGTTGCTATTGTTGAATAATGACGGTAGAATGCCAGCATCGTTGTTTACTGTCAAAAACAATGTTTAACAATCGCTAGCGTTTTACGAGGTAATAAGATGGCACGGACCGCAAGTATCGGTATTCGGGTTAAGCCGGCAGTCAAGCAAGCCGCCGAATCAAAGGCAAAGGAAGACCGTCGAACCCTCGCGGCCTACATTGAACTTCTCATCATCCGCGATCTTGAGGAATCTGGCCATCTTCCAAAGGGCGCTGCCGAGTGAACGGCGGCGGCCCCGGCGTCCGGTTCCGCGACCGTCAGGCGACGCAAGAAGCGATGGATCTCGGCGAGGAATAAAGGTGGTGCGGATGATGTATATCGTCTTGAGTATCGTGACTGCCATCGTCATTATTTTCACTGTATTTGTTCTCAGACGCCGCGCCGCCCACATACAACAATACATGGCGCTGCTCGATCTGTTCTACAGATCGACCGATAAATTGCTGGAAGACCCAGACGTTCCTGTCGAGGTCTTTGAAACCATTCAATTTATCTCAAACAAGATGTACGACGCGAGCATTGTACGCGAAATATTCTTTGCAGTGGTCAACGGCCAAATGACTGACGCCTATGCCAACGGCCGCGCCACACGCCATGACATGCTTGTCGCTTCGCTGCGGCCTGAATTGCAAGGCCTCTACCTCCACAAGCGGTTGCCGCTGGCGCATTGGCTATGACTTATCAAAGCCCGGTCTTCGGTTCGTTGTTGCGACGGTTCGTACTTTTCAGTGTCACGACGTCAAAGCATAGTCGTAACAGTGGCGGCTTTAACGATAGCGGTAAAATCATCGCTTTTGACTTGGTCAGCCACGCTAAGGACCATCACCATAACGAAGTCGCGGCGTAATCCTCCGCCCATGCGCGATGCATTCGGTCTCATAATCGTTCTTACGGTCTTCGGCGGGTTTGGTGCTATGATCCTTTACGGCGGTGCCGTCATGGCCTGTCAGAAGGGCAAGAAGCCCGCAGAACGTGCGGTTGCGGTGCTCTCCGCCCTATTCTACGGCGGTGTCTTCATCGTCGTGGTCCTAATCTCCTTTGGTGCGTTCTCGGCCCCCGCCGCTGCAGACGAGAACGCGGTTCCGCCTCTGCCCCCAGAAATGCGCGCCCGCTTCGACCAGGTCATGGCCGGGCTCTGGCATGACGATTGCGGCTGTTGGCGGTTTTTGTTCGAGGGCAAGGTCAAGGAAATTCACCCGCCCCTGACCGACAAGGACCGCTGGGCGATTATGGGCACGATCGAACGCGGCGAACTTCTTCCTGTCGAGCGAAATAAGGGGCAAGCGCTCTAATTCCGTTGGTTGATATGCGCTCTCTGTTCTTCCGGCGTCATCGGATTTCCCTGCACCGCGCCCACCTCTTGCCACTGATCGGCCCCGATCTTCTGATACGTCCTTCCCTCGATCAGCACTTGCCCGCCGACCGGAAGGTTTGATCCGAAAGCAAAGCGCGCGTCGGGCGTCATCTCCGTAACGTCAGTCACGGGGACGGTGCCGCCCGGTGCCGGTGCGGGTGCGACGTTCTGGCCACCGTTTCTGTAATAGGCGTCCCAATATTGCCGGGTCTGCTCGATGTCTTCCTGCGTCGGCGGTTGCAGGGCTTCCTTGTACGTTGCCATGACGGCTTTCTGTACGGCTTGACGGATCTGGAACTCCGTCGGGCCTGATGCCTCCGGCTGCAACGGCTGCCCGTTCATCATGACCGGCGACGCCGTGACGGCCCCGCCCGGGCCTTGGTTGATGGCGACGACACCGCCCTGCGTGTTCATGGTGCCTTTGTACGCCGGCGCGGCCTCCGGCATGGCGTTGACCGCCTGGGTGCGGTTCTGGCCCGGCTGGATACCCATGGCCTGCATGTAGCCGATGGCGACCCGCCCGGCTTGGCGCGGATCCTTGACGCCTTGGCTTTCGGCGTATTCGAGCCCCTTCATGAATGCCATACCCGCTTGCATGTCGGTTGCCCACGGCGGAACCGGCTTGCCGCGCATGGCAAAGAGCGCCTGAACCCGGCCCGGATCATTCTTGGTGAACGCATCGTTCAGGTCTTTTTTAAACGCGGCCTCGCTATCGGCGCGGCTTCCCTCCTGCGCCGTGTGCATCTGCAGGGCCGCGGTCCCGCCGCCCGGCACTTGCGAGAGATTGCGGATGATCGACTCCGACGGGTTGCGACGCTCTTGCGGCTGCGGGTTGAACCCGGGCGTGGCGTGCGGTGTCGGACCGCCGCCCATGGATACTTCCATCGTGCGCGGCCGGTTCGGCTGTGCTTGGGGCTGTGCCGCGGCCGGGGCTGCCGCCTGGGGCGCTTGCGACTGTCCGCCGCCATCCTGGGCGTAGAAGTCGCCGAGCCCCTTTCTGATCGCCGCATCTTGGCCGACTTGGGACTTGAAGGCGAACGTCTCGCGGTTGGCGCGGTCCTGGGCGCGCTGCGCATCTTCCTGACGGCGTCGCTCGTCGTCGGCTTGGCGCCGGGCCTGTGTCGCGGGGTTGACGGTGATGTAGTCGACCACGGTACTTCCTTTCAAAACGAAAAGAGGCACCCCGAAGGATGCCTCTCTGTTAGCCTTGCCTAGCGGCGCCGGGCCTTGCCTGACCGTGCGATGCGAAGCCTCGCCACGCCATGTCTGATGGATCGCTTGACGAGTAACGATCAAACGTAAATATAGTTTACGCAGTTTCTATGCGCAACTTAAATGTCCGGGTTTTGCCATTCTTTGTAACGGCTATCACGGCCTTCCTTCGCCTTTTGATCTTGGGCAATGAAGCTACTGAGCGACCCGACGACGGTGCCTTTGAGCGCGGCGTTGGCGACGTCGGCGCTGGCCGTGGCGTCGGCGCTTCTCGGGATGACGTCGGCGATTGCGCCGCCGGTACTGTAGTCGATGTCGGCGGCCCGGCGCTGCGCGCTGTTGCCGGCGGATGCAAGTTGGCTGGCCGCGGCGTCCGAGCGCGATAGGTTTTGCGCCACGGCGTTGTCCTGAAAGCGCTGATCGGCGCTTTGGATCATGTCGACCGCGGCACGTCCGGACCCGCGCATACCCGTTGCGGAAAGCGAACTGCGCGCCTCACGGACCACGTCGCCGCGCTGGGTTTGCTGCTGCGGTGTCAGGCGGTACGGATCGGCGGCCACGGTGTTCCTGAGATACGTGACCGCCGGGCCCGATGTTTGCACGATGCCGTCGAGGCGTTCATTGGCGGCTTGGTTGCCCCGCGCCATCGCCTCGGCCTGCGCCTGATACCCTTCCGCCACGGTTCGCGCCGCACGCTCGTTGGCGTCGGCCGAGATGTAATGACCGGCCACATCGGCCACAAAACCAAGGGCGGGATTGCCGCCCCCGCCGCTGCTGCCGCTAAACCAGTTTGATACTTCGTCGAACGCGACGTCGAGAAACGACATGGCCGCTCACTCCTTAATTGCTGCGATAGGCCGCGAGACCGCCGCCGGTCGCCGGTGACGGTTGCGCCATCGGCCCGGGTTGCGGCGCTTGGCCACCCGGTGCCGGGCCCTGCTGCTCGAACAGGGCGGCCAGACCCGGAAACATCGTGAAGATGATGCCGCCCAAGGTCGGGTTATCATCAATCAGTTGATCGAGGTACTGCGCTTGCTCGGCATTGATGCGGCTGACGGCGCGTTGCAGGAGCGCCATTTCCGGGCCGGTGGTGCCTTGCTGTTGCGGCGCCGGCTGCGGCTGTCCGCCTTGTTGCATGGGCGGGCGTCCGCCCGTTGCATCTTGCATCGGATTCATGTCGATTTCCTTTTTCCAATGAAAAGAGGCGGCTCCGAAGAACCGCCTCTATGTAAGCTCAGACTTGCCCTGCCGGGCCGCGCCCTGACACACCAAGCCTCGCCCTGACACGCCTCGACTGCCATGTATCCGCATCGCGGACCCGATGTTGATAGGAGAACTCTCGGCGTAACTCCGAACGTAATGATAGTTTACGTTATGTCGGGATGCAACTCTTCGATAAACAAGCCCGTCCAGTCGTACTCTTCCTCGACACTCCTGCCCAGCCAGGTACACCAGCGCTCGCCGATGGCCCGGATCAGTTTGCCGCGGATGTCGCCTCTCTCCCGGTTTCCCAGGACGTAAGAGACCTCGAAGGCGCGCCACGTCGCGAGGCGCAGCGCAACGGCTACGGTGAGACGGCCGAACCAATCGTCGCGCCGCATCCAGCGAACCACGGTCGGCGCCCAACGGTGGTATCCCTTGATTGTCCTCTCATCGAGAGTAACAGAGAATTTCAAATCATCGGCCAATAGAGCCGGGCTCATCAGCCCACGACGCTCCAGCTCGGTACAGACCACGCGGCCGCCGATGGCACCGCCGATATATGATCCTACGAATGTTCCGACGGGACCAAATACCGACCCAACGGCCGCGCCGATGCCGGCACCAAGACCAGATGCAATAGCCTTGGCCGGCCTTTGGCCGGTCAGAAGTCCAATGGCGGCGGTAGCAAGACCCGCACCAAAGCCGGCACCAAGTGCGCTCCCGCCGCTAAAGCCGCTCGAGACCTCTCCGGCGGCCGCGTCCGAACCGGCCGATGCCGCGGAAGAAGATCCGGAAGCTGCTGCACCGAACGACTCGGCGGGTGCTGCGGCCGGGCCGGCACCAAGGCCCCCGCCGCCACTTGCCGCGCCTGCGACCTCACCGCCACCGCTGAAAGCGGCGTTTTGGAACCCGCCTGCGGCAGCACTACCAGCCTCGCTTCCGACCGCGCCGAGCGGAGCGGATGTTACTGGTGTTGCCGCAGCACTCTGAAAGCCGACCGGCGGAATGGCCGCTGACGTCACCGACCCGACCGGTGCGCTGTAGGCGGGCGGCGGTAGGGTCCCGGCGAACTCAACGGCACCGACCGGCGCGCTACCCGCCGTTGCAAAAGCGTTTGCCCCGCCGGTGGCGGCGCCTGCTGTGGGTGATGCGATGCCATCAAAGCCGATAAACTCGGAGACTTGATTGCCGACCTCCTGGACGCCGGCGCCAAGCGATTCGCCGATTGGACGTCCCTCTTGAATCAATTTTCCGGCCGTTTTGCCGACGGTCGTCGCTGCACCCGTCGCGGCCGAACCAATCAAGGAGTCAGTAAGCGAACTGCCGCCTTCCGGCTTCGGCAATTCCGGAAGCGCCGGGCCCCTCGTCGTGGGCTGATCTTCGGCCCGGAACGTACTGAGACCTGACGAGATTTGCGCACTGCTCGGGTTGACTAGGTTGCCGGTTGCCGGGTCGATGGCGCCGCCGGCAAAGCCGGGATAGCGTGTGGAGCGATACCCGGCGGCGCGCGTCGGGTAGGCATTGAAATCGGTCTCGCCCATGGGCTTATCTCCGTCTGAGCCAATAAATGTAAGAGAACGACGTGCCGGACCCCGGCGCGGTGCTGACTTCGACCGCGAACTTGTCGGTCGCTTTGGTGATCTTGACCGGGATGGCGCCCTCGAGCGCGGGCGATCCGGTGAAGCCGATCGGCTGGCAAATGACTTGGTAGTCGGTGTCGGGCTGGGCCTCGCTGAACGTGACGTCGACCGTCGTGTTGGTGCCGGAAAGTGTGAACGTGCCCTCGAGCCAATCGTCGATGCCGCTGTTGTCGAGCCGGCTTTTGGCGGCCGCGGCGAGCGCATAGGCCTCGTTGGCGGTCTGTTGTGCAGAACCCACGGTCGCTTGTGCCGGGTCGGGCAAGCTGCTGACGTCGAAACTGTCTGAATCGAAACTCGCGACCCGCTCGATTTCTGCGTTTTGCGCTTTGACGACGTTGAACAACTGGTAGACGTATTCGACCAGCGCCGGACCGTCTTCCTCCGGCTTTCCTGAGAACCTGGGCGGCGGGTATGTCGGCAGTACGCCGCCGGAGACGTCATCTTCCGCCATGTTACTCTCCTAGAAAATCGCGTTGCATTTCGAGGGATCGCAACTCGACCTGGCAGTCGTCGGTTATCATCCACTCGAATTGCCACGTATGGCCCTGGCCGAAGCCGCCGAACTCAATGACGATGTCGCGGTTACCGTCGGCACCGAGCCCTTTCGACTTCCAGCGCGACCAGCGGCGGTTGTCGCGGCACGCCCGCAAGAGAAACTGCGGGTTGGAGGTGCCGCCGACGCCGCGCTTGAGACGTGCTCGAATATTGACGATTTCCATCTCGACGCCCGATAGGTGCGCCGTGCGGCCGTACATGCGCTGCACCGCACCGCCGTTGTTGAACGCGCTCTGGTCCAACTTGAATATCTTGCCGTTACCGCCGACCAGGACCTTGCCCCAAAGCATCGCCACGGAATGCCCGGGCCAAACGTTCGGCTGCCCGACGTCGGCGTCCCATCCGTAAAGCTCGGCCCATTTTTGTTGCTTGTAGTCGTAAAGGAGCGTGCGGCCCTTGTTGCCGTAGACGTTCGTCGCACTCGGCAGTTTGAGGACGATAAACTTCTGCCCCTTGGTGTTGATCTGCCCGGTCCAAGCACCTTCCCAGGTGCCGTTCTCGGTGTCGTCGATCGCGTCCAAGACGGCTTGAATATCGCCGCTGACCGGCAACGACGACTGTCCGGACGCGCGGACGAACTCACCGTCCTTGTTGACGCACCAGGTCGCGTTGTCGATATCGGTCAGGACCGTGTAGGGCGCTTTGACGCCCTCGCCGACAGACCAGCGCCGAAAGAACGGGGTCGAGCCGGTCGTCAGGCGTTCGTGCTGCTCGATACTGCGGCCGCCGCACACCATGATTTCGCGAAAGTCGGTGATGTGCAGCGCCGTCACCGGGTCCGGCTTGGTGCTGGCCGTGAACTGATCCAAGGCGTTCCATGTGAAGATATCGCCGACGTTCGAATATTTAATGCGGTTGCTGCCGATGTCGTTGGCCAGCGCGTAGCCGTCGATAAAGGCGACGTGTGTGCATTTCGGCGCGTTTTCCGAAAGGACCTTTGCCTCTTTGCCGTTATAAAGCACCGCGTCCGACCCGGCGGCCATCAAAAGCCCGTCTTCGGTCTCGGTGAACGTCGGCCGGTAGCCGCCCCCGAGCGGCACACCGGCGACCGCCGTAGCAACGCCGGCGGAACTGACCTCGTAGATCGCGCCGTTCGAGACCGCGATGCCGTTGCCGCGGAACGGCTGATCGTAAATGTAGGTCTCGCCCTGTCCCGAAAGGGTGACAAAATCCGATAGTCCAGGGAACCGGCTGTGCGCACCGGATTCCGTGATGTAACTGTTTTCGAGGGCGGCAAGGCCCTTGGTCAGACTGGTTTCATCGATGTTGAGGTAGAGCTTGGTGTCGATCGGAATCGGTATCCAAGACTGCGCCATTACGAGAGTACCGCCTTGACATCAACCACCCATTCGATCGTGGTCGAGGCTGCGCCGGTGACCTGCAATTCGATCTTCGTACCGTTGACCGCGAACGCCGCGTTCCAGCCGGTGACGTCTTCGTGATCGGTGCCGAGGGTATCAGCCTGGTCGATGACGGCATTGCCGCCCGACGAGAGTGATCCGTTGACGTCGGCCGAGCCGCCCGACCCGTCGGTGATGGTCTCGCCGTCGGCAAAGGTCCCGACGATGTCGCGGAGCGTCAGCGTACCGGTCGCGCCGCTGTCGCTGTCGGCCGTGATGCGGGCCGTGGCGCCGGAAGTGCCACCGGTAAGCACGCCGCCGACGGTAAAGTTGGCGGTTTGGTTCTCGTAAGCGCTCGAGGACCCCGGCCGGCTGATCTTCGCGACCCGATGGTATTGCGCGATCGTGGTGCCGTTGCGGCGGTTACCGAGGACCCGGGCGTCCAAATAGCCGATCTGTCCCGGCTGTACGTCGATGCTCCACGCATTCGTGGCGGTGGCGTCCGTGGTGATGCCGCTCGATCGGCCTTCATTGACGCGCCGCCAGCGCGTGTACTTGGTGCCCTGTCCACTGATCGTGACGTCGCTGTCTTCGATGCAGTCCTGCACCAATATGTTGCCGGTCGGCGACGTCAACGTGAAGTCGACGTCGCTGATATTCATCGCCTCGAGCACGACGTCCTGGCAGGTGCCGGTCAGGGTCGCCGCGCCGCCGCTCAGAGATCCGCCCCGGAAAAACAGGCCGATGACGGTGTTTTCGGTGATGGCGTCCGTATCGTCGTCGTCGTCGACCGCGAAGTTGGTCGTGCACCCGGTCCACCAGCACCCGTAAAGGTCGGTGAAGCGGGCACCGTTGATGTTGAGCGCGACGCCGCTAATGCTCTCGAACCCGACGTTCTTGATCGTGTTGTGCCAGCACCGCTTATCGACATAACTGAACTGGACGCCGGCCGTCGTGCAGTTTTGAACGATGCCGCCGTCCCATTCGTTGAACATGAAGTGATCGCCGTCGGCGCCGCCGGAGGCGTCGTTGTCGCCGTGCAGTTTGGCGCCGGTGCCGCAGCCGTCGATATCGACGTCGTGCCATTGCGCCTTGCGGCCGCCCTGCATGTGGATGCCGGTCTCGAAATTCTTCATCTCGATGTCATCCAGGCGGATAAAGTCCTTGGCCTTGGCGTAGAGACCGACCGACCCGGATTGGTTGTCGACGCCGTCAATCTTGATGTGCGCGAGCCCCGCCTCGTCGCCGCCGACGGTGATGACGCTGTCGCCGGTCTGAGATTGCAGAACGGTTGCCTCATGGCCTTGACCGACGAGGCGGACGCCCGCGGAAAGCGTGACCTGCGTAAAACCGAAGGTGCCGCCAGGAATGACGACGTCGCCGCCGCCGTTAGCAGATGCCACGCCGATCGCGGCCGTCAGTGTCGCGGTGTTGGTGGCGCTCGAGGCGTCGGGGTCGCTGGTCGGCAGAAAAACGCCGTGATCCTCGGCATTGACGACGCGGTCCAGGATGTCGCGGAATTGGATATCTTGCGAGCCCGCCCGCGCTTGGACGGTGGCTTGGCTGGCGTCGGCGGCGACCAGTGTCGTCAATGCCGGGCGGATGGCGCCAGTCTGATCGGTGGAATCGATGTCCAACGAAACGGCCTGTGCAGTATAGATCGGCTGCGCTAATTTCCCGAAGGTGCGGCCGCCGAGGTTCAATGTGCCGAGGGTCTGCGGGTTGGCGGCCGCGACGGTCAGCGCCTCGTCGGTGTAGATGCTGGCCTTTGTCGTCGTGCCGAAGACGTAGACGGTGACGATGGCCCCACCGTAGCCCTCTCGCCACGTCTCGAAGTCGCTAATGCGTTGTGCCGGCATGGCGTGTTCTCCGATTAAAGTATGTCATCCAAAAGCCGCCGAAACGCCCGTCACCAAAGACGGCGATCCCGATGTTTGGGCCGTCACGGATACGGTCTGAGCGGTCGCAAAGTCATCGTTTGCGCCAGTCTGATAGGTTGTCGCTTCCATTATGGCTTCAAACTTTTTGGTCAGGTTCGTCCAAGTGATCGTCGCCGGACCAATCATCTGGCTGTAGCCGATCACGCCGCCGTTTGCGTTGACATCTACCGCGAGCGACCCGCCGTTTGTCGTCGCGCCAGCGGTATCAGTGGCAGAAGCCGACGCGCCGCCGGTTCTTGTCCAGATCGCAATGCCGCACCGAACCTCGCCTGTGCCGCCAAGATTGACCACGACCGTTGCAGTGGTGCCCGCCGGAACAAGAAGCTGCCACATTCCTACGCAAGACGTTGAGTTGGTTTGCTTTTTGACCAATGACGCGGTTACGCCGCCGATGGTCACGGATGTAATGTCCTCGTTGACCGTGCTGGCGCACACGACGACGTATCGATCCGCCGCCGCCGTGCCGATGCTCTGACTTGAAAACGTATAGGCGCTCGATTGGTTGCTCGCATCGACGGCATTGCCGATGTAGCTGATAGCGACCGGGTCGGGGGCGGGGGCGATAATGCCGAGGGGTATGGAGTGCAGCATTACGAAACCGTCAGGCCGATAACCAACCACTCGTTGGTGGCGATCTTTAGAAGTGAGGCTGCGCCGTATCGAGCCAAATCGCCCGAACCCGCCGACACGCCGTTGACAGTGACGCCGGTATCGCCCTCGATTGTCGTAACGCCAGCGCCAAGCATGACGACATCGATGCGGTCGCCCACGGCGAACGCCACGGCGGCGTTGGCCGGGATGGTAAACGTGTTGGCCGAAGCGTTGTCCATCGTGACGGTTTTGAATGCGTCGGTGAGAGCGGCGGTATATGTGGTGCCGGTCTGCGCATTGACGGATCCGGATACTTTGGCCGGGGTCACGCCGTTGTCGGCAAGGTCGCCCGTAGCGATGTTCCCGCTTGACCCGTCGATACCGAGGTTCGTTCGTGCCGTTGCCGCGTTGGAAACGTCGGACAAGTTGTTGGAGCCGACCATGTCGCCGCCGCCGGTCTGCGACCAGTCGATATCTGTGGCGTCGAGCGTGCCGCCGCTATCCGATATGGACTGAAAGAACTTGTCAGCGTTGACTGTGCCCTGCTCGACCGCAACCGTGGCGTTCGGCACCTCTTCCCAGGTATCGAGATCCGCTGCGCGAGACCATGCGCCGGCCGCGACGATGTAAATACCGTTCTCGCTGGCGTCGGATTGGTCTTTGGCGAGAACGCGGTCACCGGCAACGAGTGCGATATCGTCAACCGTCTGTTCGCCGGAGAGTGTCAGGTTGCCGGTCGAGGCGGCCTTGGCGTTTTCCTTGCGTCGGAATCCGGAGGCCGCGGCTTGCGCCTCGTCGCGGAAATCTTCGGCCTTCGCCGCATAGTGCTTGGCCGAATACTCGGACCCGTCGACAGTGTTGTCCTCGGCCTTTGTTGCCCATTCCTTGGCCGCACCCTTGCCTGGCGTATCAGTGACGCCTGTGCCGCCGATCGCGTAGGCCTTGGCGGAATATTCAGACGTTCCGTTGACCGCGCCGTCGACCTTGTTGGCCCAATCTGCGGCCGGGCTTACATCGAGAAACAACGTCCAATAACTGTTGCTGTCGCGGTCGGTGGCGAACGTCCCGGATGTGTGGCGTGCGACGCAAAGATAAAGGTTCGCTCCCTCGTCGACGTCTTCGGCGCTGGTGATGCTGACGACGTCGTTTTCGGCGTAGATCGTCGAGGTTACCCAAGCGCCGCGAAAATTGAACGCCGGCGAAATAATGCCGGTGTCGTGATCGGCGATCGATAGCCCCGAGACCGTCGCGATGACGGACGTGTCGATATAGACCGGCTGTGCCAGTTTGCCCTTGCTGTCGAGGGTCTGCGGATTGGTCAGCGTGCCGCTGCCGGACAGGCCTTCGTAGAGCGTCGCAAGGGTCGCCGTCTTCACGCCGTTGGCGTCGACGGTGTAGAACGTGACCGTGGCGCCGGGATAGGCGGCGTTGGCGACTTGGAAGTCTATGACACTGACGCGCATCGATTATGGCCCCCACGCTTGGACACGTCGGTCGCGCACCTGCTCGGTGTTGACCGACCCATAGGCTTTAAGGTCTTTGAAGGCCTGCATGGCCTGCTTTTCGATCCGGTCCATGCGTCCGGCCTCGAGGCGGCGTACCGGCCCGTCACTGATAAGAAAGGCGGTCGACAGCGTCAGCCAAAGCTGCGCCGCTGTATAAAGGCCGTGCTGCTCGGCGAACGGCCGCTTTGTCAGGTCCGGCGAATAAGTCTGAACCAAGAACTTGGCGGTGTAGCCGCTCGACGGCACCGGATAGAAGTACACTTTCTGTTCGTCGTCGGACGCCAAGCGATCGATGTAGAAGTATTCAGGGCGCCCGGTCGCGGCTTTGTTCTGGATGTTCTCGTAGTCGACGCGGCGAAGTTGTTCCAACGGATCGTCGTCGCTGCCGGTCGTGATCCAGACGCCGGGCACGCTAACAATGCCGTCGCTTGGATAGTCTGTGCCCAAGAGCGTCTCCAGGACGTATGACCCGGTATCAGCCGTCAACGCCTTGGAAATAGTTGCCGGCCGCAACCAGAACGCGGCCTCGGTCCCGCAGATGTGCGCCAGGTTCATGTCCATCCAGTAGAGCGTTTCCTGCAGCTCTTCCGGATCGGCCTCGGCGTCGTTGATGGAATAGGCGCCGATCTTGCGAAGGGCGCGCTCGCCGATTTCCTTGGCATTGAACCGTTTGGCCATGCTCAGACCTCCGCCACGACAAGGGCAAAGAAGACATTGTGAAGAAGAACGGCGCGGCGGCGCCCGACCTCGGAGAGCTCGTCCCACGGCACCATGTTCGGATCTCGCCGCACCAGCCAGTCACGGGCCTCGCCGACCCGCCAGCCGCGCGCCAGCATCCCTTGCCGCCAATAGTCGTGGGCGGCATGCGCCGGCGCGACCGGGTTATCGATCAGGTAGTCGACGAGCTCGAGCATGGCTTCCTGCATCCAGCGTGGCGCGTCATGCCATGCCGGCAGATAGTCATCGCCAAGCGCGCGCAGGTAAGCCCGTCCGGCTTCGTGCAGAGTCTCGGCGATGACGTCTTTCTCGAACATGCTCAGGCGCCCAGGTCGACCGGGCCAAGCAGGCTGTCGAGGCTCTCCCGGTCCATCTGCGGCGCGACCACGCCGTCGCTGCGGCCGGTAACCGCAACATTGACCTCCGGCTTGTTGGCGAGAATGAAGGAGATGATGTCGTCTTTCGCCGTCGTCTTCTTGATGACCTCCGACCCGGCAAAGCGCTTGGCCCGCTTGATAAGGCTTTCCTGGGTCAGCTCTTCGAGACGGGCGACAACCTCGTCCTCCTCGAGAACCAGCCGCCCGCTGTCGGGTTTCTTGTTGGAGGGCGGCGTGATGACCTTGCCGTCGGGGCCGCGGACCTCGAAGGCTTCGTCGATCAGGAACGTGTAGGCGTCCTCGAGCGGCACTTCGCAGGGCTTGTTGCTGTCGGACGTGATCGGGTAGGTGCGGCCGGACCGCGCTTGGTGGTTGGCCACGGCGCCCGGTGGCAAATTCTTCTGGATGACCGTGGCCATCTCGTCGCGGTTCTTCTTATCGTTGCCCGTCTCGGCCAAATCGGCCGTCTTCTCTGCTGCTTGCGGAGCCATGATAAATCTCCTCTGTGGTTGGCTCTAAATGAACAAATGAAATGGATAAAAAGAGGCGGGGCCGAAAAAGCCCCGCCCCTCTAATCGTCAGGGGTTCCCCTGGCCTCAGTTCATGAGAACGTAAGGCAGGTAGATGAACCCTTCGGCGGTGTCGGTGCCGGCGGAAAGCGTGTACGTGATCGACTTTGCGGTCGAAACGTGGCTTTCCGGCACCAGGTCGCCGCTGCTTTCGTCGACGTACAGGAGGGCGCCCAGCGTTGCCGCACCGTCGGCGAGAGTCGCCTTGGCCAGCGCCGCGGTGGCGACCGTGAGACCGTCGATGAAGCCGTCGGCGTTGCCGGAAGCCCCGCTGTCGGTGCCGACGTCGATGGTTTCGGTTGCGTCCAAGGTCGTGGTACGCACCGCGGCGTTCGGCAGGAACAGCGCGTTGGCCGGCTCGTCGAAACCACTGTCGGTCTCGGTGGTTGCCGTGGTGTCGCCGATGGCAAACGGGATGACCATCGTTTGATGGCGTACCGTGATGTCGACGGCGAAGTCATGGCCACCCTGGGGAACACCGGTTTCCACCAAGAATTGGCCACCCGGCGCGAGGATGTAGAGATCCACGGTGTCGACGCTGTCGGCAACATAGAACTCCGCCTTGCCGGCGGTGAGCGAAACGGGGTTGGAAAGCGTCGCCCCGTCTTTGTCGGTGATGGTGGCCTTGGTGGTATCGCCGGCGATGCAGACAAGAACCACGCCCCCCGCGGCGGCGATCATCGCCGCACGGGAAAAGCCTCCGATCCCCTTGTAGAGTTGGAAGTTGATGCGTTTCATTGCATCGTTCCTTTCGTGTCAGTTTTGAGGGTGAACCGTCAGGCTTACGCCGTGGCGGCGGCGGCCGTCTTCATGGTGATGAGGCCGTAGTCTTCCGTCGCGTTGGAGTCGTAACGCGATTTGTACTGCGGTTTCAGCAACCCGAAGATGCGGCCGGTGGCGATCGCAGGGCGGTTTTTGTAGTCGGTGTTATCCGACTCCGCCCAATCGAGGCCGCCGAGCATGGCGGCACCGGCAGCGCAGGCGCCCATGAGGAACGATTGCGCACCATCGACCGTTCCGGCCGAGCCCCATTTGCTGCTCGACGCCAGACCGAGGGTGTTGAACACCTTCTGGTGGTCGTAGATCACCACGTCGTTGATGACCTTCTTGGCGTGTGTGAACAGCGGGTTGTTCATGCCGCGCGGCATGGCCTGGGCGTTGAGCGCCTTGTAGTCGGAGTCCTTTTCCAGATCGCGGCATTGCTCGGTCGACAGCACCAGGACGTAGTAGCCCTTGCCGCCGGCACGGATCGGCTTGATGCGTTTCCGCTTCGCCAAGGCCTTCGCCTCGATGACCAGGTCCCACTTCATGATGTCGTTCGCCGTCAACGTGTTCTCGGACGTTGCCGAGCCCGCATACAGGATGCGGTTGGACGACGCGGCGACGACGTCGGAGGCGAACCGCAACGTGCTCAGTTGCGAGGACGCATCGCGGGTCGAGCCATCGGTGTTGAGCGTATAGGCCCGACCGGCGATGGTCAGGAACATGAGCTCGTCGATGGTGTCGGCCAGCCAGAAACCGAGAGCGTCGCGCGCCTGAACGCGGAAACGGATCACGGTGTCCTGCTCGGACATGCGGCCGCGCGAGCGAACGCCGTTCCGAAGCTGGTCGATCTGGATGGTCTGCTCGTCGGCGACCAGCGCTTCCTCGTTACCTTCGAGGACGTTGTCACCGGCGACGCCGCCACCGGTCAGGTCGGTGACCAGGGGCAGGACGGCTTTAGAGCCGCGCGAGTCCTTGGTCAGTTCCGTCACACGAATGATGGGACGGTTCATATCGGACGTGCTGGCACCCATGAAGGCGTTGGACATGAAGAAGTTTTCGTCACGTCCCTGTTTCGCCACCTTGGTCGACCATGCCGTCCGCTGCAGCGCCGATAAGGCGCCGAAATCGGTCTGAGACATAGGTTTCCCTTTCGAGATTGAGAGTTGAGGTTGACCGGATCCCGACGTCTGCAGACCAATGAAAAAGTCCGCTTGCGCGGCCTTTCGGTGTGCTTAGTCCGGAATCCCGAGCCGTTTCGCGAGGCCCGGCATTTGGTCGAGAAACTGGATTTGCTCCTCTTCGCCCATGCCTTCCAGCTTGGCTTGGAGTTGCTGATCCGAAAGCTGTCCCTCGGCGCCGTTCCCCACGGCGTTGATGTTGGGCGGATGGTTCGAGGCCCTGGCAAGAGCCGCTTCACGGTCCTTCGCCGATTGGCTGAGACCGCTACCATTGCCCGGCGACTGCGGTTGTTTTCCGCCACCCTGTTGACCACCGGCGCCCGCTTCTGCGGGGGCGGCCGGCGTGTAGTATTGGCCGAAGTGCTTGTGCGCAGCCTCGGCCGCCATGTTGTGCAAGCGGACGGTGCCAAGAGCGCCAGGCCGGATCGGTTCCCCGGCGGCTTCGGCGTCTCGGTATGCATGATCCACGAACTGCTGCATCTGCGTCTCATCGAGCGCTTTGATGATCGGAAACGTCGATTCGAGCCGTTGCAGGTTCTCCTCGATCTTCGTATCGAGCACGACCTGGCGCGAACCGGTGTCCCGGTCGCCCCGCTGGGCGTCTTCGATAGCGCGGATCTCGGATTCCAGCGCGCGTTCCTTCTTGCGGGCCTCGGAGAAAGAGATTTCGCCGTTGTCGGCGTCGTCCCAAATCTTATCGACCCTCGCATTTAGGTCCGTGAGATGCTGTTCAGGCGTCGGCGGCTGGCTTGCGTTTTCCGGTTGCCCGGGCCCGTTCGATTGCTCGAGACGGCCCAAGCGCTCGTTTAGCGCGGCCAGATTGCCCCTGAGAATGGCGTTGTCGCGTTCGGCGTCCTGTCGACGTTTGCGCTCCGCTTGGACCGCGGCCGTCGGCACTTTGCCGTCCTCGCCTTCCTCGTCGTCACCGGCGGCAGCTTTTTTGCCGTCGGCGGTGTCCTGCTTGCTGTCACCGGTCGCATTGTCGAGGACCTGTTGGTTTTCGTCCTTTTTCCCGGCTGCTTCGTCATCGTTGCCGGCGTCGGCGGCCTGCTTATCGGCCTCCTCGGCTTCTTGAAGAGCCCGTTCGGCCTCCTCGGCTTCGATGTCTTCCGGGGTTTTGAACTCCTGGTCCTCAACCACTTCCTTTTTGGTGGCGGTATCTTCCGGGCCTTGCGGCTCGGTCGCAGTCTGATCGTCTTCTTTCATGGTCTACCTCTCATGCGCTGGTAGGTGGCGAAACGCCCGGCTACGCCCGGCGGCGGCGTCCGACTTGACGGGGTCGGCACCCGTTCGCCCGATTACCCCCGGCGGCGGGGTTGCCGTGATGACGGACACGGCACCCGTTCGCCCGATTACCCCCGGCGGCGGGGTTGCCGTGATGACGGACACGGCGGCCGGATACGCCCGATTACCCCCGGCGGCGGGGCACGAAAAAAGCCGCCCGGCGGCGGCTTCATCGTGAAACTCTGCAAATTGACTAAAAAATATTCAGTTTCTATTCAGGCTATTGCCGCGTCGGTTCGATCACGGTTTCCGTAAAGTCTTCGTGCTGAATGACGCGCCGGCACCAAACGCAGCCGCTCAATTGACTGCGTAAGCAAGCGTCGCCGCTCAGATGACAGACGGGCGGACCCTGACAAATAATCAGTGTCTGGTCCGGCTCGTCGTAGTCGTAGTCGTCATCTTCAAGCGGCATGCTCGGCCCAAATCTTCTCGGCCTCTTTGACGATGACGGGCTTGCTCTTCCAGGAGACCGTCATGTCGACGCTGAATTTCTCGCCGATGAAGCGGCGGATTTCTGCCTTGGTCATCGCGGCGAAGTCGGGCATGTCGACCTCGTTGGCGGCCTCGTCACCGTCGCTGGCGGGCGCGGCCTCTGCTTTGACCTCGTCGACCAGAACGTCGCCGTCTTCGATCTGCACGTCCTTGGCGTTGAAGACGGTATGCCAGGTCTTGTGGTCGGTCGTGCCGTGCGCGAACGGGTTGGGAAAGTCGACGAGGCGCAATTCTGCGCACTTTTTGCGCACCACGGCGGCGGCCATGGCGACGTTGCGGCGATCGACGGGAAGCATGGCTTCGCGGATAAGTCCGGCGTGACGCGGTGAATGTTCAAGGGCCTTCTCGATCTGCTTGTTCAACATGGTCCGTTCCTTGTTCAGTTTGGCCGGGTCTGACCCTGCGCGAGTTTGATCTGCTGGTTCGGCTGTGCGTCGATCGCCTCCATGGCAATCCGCCACGACCGATACGCCGCCTCGCCGTGCTCTCCCCACTTCTCTATGGGCCACGCCATGATTTCTTTCGGCTTGATGTGCCCGGCGGTGTCTATGGGAAACTGAATATCGCCGTCGCGGTCCTTCCAGAGCAGATAGAACCGGGAAAACCCCTGATCCATCCATCCGCCGATCCAAGCGCCGCGGTGGTTCAATTCCCGGTTCAGGTAAGCGACGACGCGGCGCGCATAGTCGCGCATCGATTCCTGCGGCCCGGTGCCGTCGACCTTGGACCAATATCTCCAAGCGCCGTTTTCGGCATACTGAAAACAGACCCAGCAACGCGACCCGCTCTCGCGCATGAACCACGCGATCAGACGCGATTCCAGCCACTCGCCCGGCAACGTATGCGTTCGCCCGGTCAGCTTTTCTTCGCCGGCCGTAAACTCTTCCGGCATGATGATCGAAGGATGTTGTCTACCCATATTGCCCGCTCCTCGTCTCTACGCCCCCGCCCTCCGGGACTGGTTGCGGTGCCTGTGCGGCACCTGGGGCCATCGGTGCGCCAGCACCCGGCCCGTATCCTGCTGTTGGCGTCGCCTGCATACCGCCGGCGCCGGTGCCCATCATCGGCGCTCCCATCGTCGCGCCTGCGGTCATGACGTCGTCGCCGGTGGCGATCCCTTGGGACGCCATCAACGCCTGGACTCGCTGTTTGACCATTTCCTTTTGCGGGATGGACGATAGATCGATGGCGACGTCCATGACGGCCTCGAGCGGCAGGACGCCTTTCTCGATCAGTTCCATGAGCTCGTCGAATTGCGCCGAGACGAACGACGCCGAAAGCGGTGTCTCGTCGATGGCGATCGCATACCGGCCGACCGTGATGTTGTTCTTTATCTCGCCGGCGACGCGGTGATTGATCCGCATTTCGTCGAGAGACCCGTCTTCGCCCTGAATGCGCACCAGGCGATCTTCCGGGTAGTGCTCCTGCATCAATTCCAGTTTCTTGCGCGCGCCCAATTCCTTCGACCGGCTCATGTTGTCCATGTAGGTCTGAATGGAAATCACGCCCTGGCGCTGCCGGGCGATGATGGCCTTGCCGGATTTGACGCTTTCGTCGACGCCCTGCATGTCGCGGTTGACGCCGCTGATTTCGCGCAGGTCGTCGGTGTTCTTCATCTCTAGGCGTTCGTAGTTCTGCGGCACCGTGCCGGGCTGAACCGGCTTTGGCGCAAAGCCGCTTTCCTTGCCTTCCCAATAGCCGATGAAGCCGGACTTCGCGGAGTTGCGCTCCCAATTGCCCATCTCGTCGTCGGCGATGGACTCTTTGTGCAGGATCCACCCGGAATTGGCCGACCGCATGGTGATGTCGGTCTGTGCCGAGCGCATCTTGTTGATTTGGCGCTGCGGGTCCAACAGGTCTTCGACCATGCCGCGGGTCTTGCCGCGCCGGAAGTACGGGAAATACGGAATGATGGTGAACGTGCTGTACGGGCTCCAATCGTCGTAAACGATGACGTCGCCAATCAGTGTCGTCCATCGCACCCGGCGGATACGCTGGCGCGCCAAGCGGATCGGCGAGACCTTTCCCATGGCGGCGAATTTGCTGTCCGCCCACTGCACCCATGATTGAATGCGCTGCTGGTCCCACGTGTCCGGCAACGGCTTCATCATGCCCGTTTCAAGGTCAATGATGACGTTCGCCATGACGCGCTTGTAGTGCTGCTGCTCGACTACTCGGACTGCCTTCCGGGTATCGTCGACAAGCCCGTGCGCAAACCCGACGTAGTCGCCAAACGACCCGTAGCCGTATTCCTGGTCCGGGTTGCCGCCGCCAAAGTTACGCCACGGCGTAATCTCGTTGATATAATCCAGGATCCCCGCCGGCATGCCGCTCGGGCCGTAACCGGAAATCAGCGGCTCGATGATCTTGCGGACCGGGATGCCGTAAAGCGCCTCGGTGTCGTCAAGGCTGGCCCACCGGCTCGTCGTGACGCGGGCGTGCTCGTTGATGTCGTACTTGTCGGCGTCGCAGTCCAAATAGACCGAGAACGGATCGAGCGCCTGACACTTGGCGGTGCCAAGGATGTTCTGCTCGAAGTCGATGCGCCAATCGGTGAAGCCCCGGGCGGTCATGATACCGTCCATGAACACTTCCGCGTCGACGTAAGGCTGCTGCGTCGCTTTGCTGATCTGCTTGGCGGTCTTGGTCAGCGCGTCAGCGACCTCGGCGGTGCTGGCTTCGTCGTCGCTCGGCAGATAATTCTCGTCGGTGCGGTTGTTGCGGTGATAGCCCAGCACCAGGCGTACCAGCGGTCCGATCTTGTTGAACGTCAGCGCCGGGCGTCCGTCGGCGTCGAGCGCTTTCAGATCGCTCTCGGACCACTGTTTGCCCTCGACAAACTCGACGCATTCCTTGGCGACCTCGGCCCATTGGGCTTGCGCCGCGGCGTCGCGTTGAAAGCGGTCCGAGATAAGCAGGATGGTTTCCCAATCCTGTTTCGGAAGTGGCCGCCTCGAGCTCAACGGGCCGTAGACCATTTAAACCTTTTCCCCTGAGCCGGTATCCTGTTTCCGGTTCAACTCACGCCGGATATTGTCCTGAAGGTTACCGAACTGATTATCGAAGTGGCGAATGATACGCTCCTCGATCTTTTGCAGTTGCTCGACGGTGGCGAATGTCTTGGCCGCATCGACCTGATAGACATCAAACTCCTTGTCGAGCGTGTCGTGCTTGTCCCAAAGGCGACCGATATTGTCGGTGGTCGCCTTTTCCTTGAGTGACCTGTTGACGTAGGCGAGAACGCCGGCAATTACGCTCAGGCCCACGACAACCAAGCTGGCCGAAAATCTCAAGAAGTCGCCGATTGTCAGGACAGAATCCATCGATAGCCTCCTAGCCGTTAAATTGATCAGCCGTAGTTACCGGTGACCAGCACGTCGGAGGCGCTAATCAGGCCGGTAACCGGGTTGGCGACGCAGACATAGAAGCCGGTCTTCGCGGTGTCCGTGATTTCGAGAACGAACGTGCCGGCCGCCTTGGTCTGGCCGATCAGGTGCTTCTTGGCCGTCAACGCGCTCAGGACGGTGCCTTCGCCCGACTTGGCGGTGACCGTGCCGGACGCGGTGGTCCCGGTGATCCCGGCGCCGGTGCCGGCGTCCGACAGCCAGATTTCCAGATTGCTGATGCCGGTCAATGCCGTGCCGCCAGCGTCTTTCGGCGTGATCGTGACGTTGGCGACGTTGGTGGCGCCGGCGGCGGCCGCGAACGTGAACGAGAACGGTTGGCCTGCATCGGCGATGCGCATCCAATCGGTGCTGGTGATGCCCTTGGCGATGTACCAGTGATCGTTCGAGGTGTCGTGGCAGACCTGGCCGGAGAACGCCGGGGTCTGGTTGCTGTTCGGGTCGCCGGCGTACTCGATGTGGCCGAGGGCTTCGCAGACGGCGGACTTGCCGACCATCGGCGCGAAAAGCTGCTTCAATCGCGATGCGGTTTGCATAACGGGAATCCTTTCTGGTTTGTTGTGGTTGGTTGGTTAGGGGCTTTCGCCCTCGTTGGCGGCGGATCGCCGCGGAACTTGGAGCGGACAGAGGGAATCGAACCCTCGCAGCACGGCTTGGAAGGCCGGCGACACAACCCGTGTGCGTGCCCGCTTAGAAAATCAGCCCCAAAGGCCGAAGCCGATGGCGATTCCGGCACAAACGCCGACCGTGATATCGATCAGCATCCACGCCCAGGCTTTCGGCGTCTTGGGACGCAAGAACTCGATGATCGTGTGCAGGTTCATGTCACATCACCAAAGCGGCGGCTCGAAGAGGCAGCGCGGATCGCCGTTCTCGATGCCGGGATTATCCCTGTCTAATTTCACGCACATCCACCAAGACGCCCGCTCGGATGGCCACACTCGCCTTTCCGAAAACTTATCTTTGCCGTCGCGCTGAAAGGGCCACCACTTTCCGTTCCAAAAGACGGTGTATCCTCCGGCGATCGGCTTTACAATACTCGCGGGAATAACCGTGCAGTCCTGCGGGCCGCAGCAATAGTAGGTGGCCGGGTTGTCAATGATCCACTGCGCATCGCCGTGAGCCGATGCCGGGCGGGCAATCATCACTAGAAACGCGATGACCAGTGCGACGGCGACAATAAGCACCCGGGCGAAGCCGAACAGGTCGCGTAGCAAGGCGTCCATCATCTGCTCGTCCGTGTCGTCGTATCGCTTCATCTTGCCCTCCTACCTTCCCATCCAAGATTTGCCCGACTTCTGATCTTGCAGCTTGCGCATCCAGTCCGGCACCGTGTCGGCCGAGGCCGCTTTCGGCCATTCGATCGGGAAGTCCGGGTCCAGAATCCGCGCCTTGGCGTCCAGGATGTCGTCGTGCTTGACCACCGGGAACGCCAGGTACTCTTCCTGCACAAACGATCGCGTCAGATTGACCGCCTTGCCTTCCCAATCGGTCCGGACGATCGATTCAATCTCGAACCAGCGACCGTTCTCGTAGATCGGTATCAGCTTCTTGATGCGGTCCTGCTTCGAGAGCGGCCCGCTCAACGGTACGATCGTGAACCGATAGTTTTTGTCTTCCTGGACGTACTCGATGTGCTCGATGTCGGCTTGCAGTCCGTATTCTTCGTAGCCGACCTTGATCGGCTTCCACTGCCTATGCAGCGCAAACAGCGTATCCGTGCGCTCTGTCAGGTTGAGGCGGTCCCGCACCCTGTCCAAGGTGTAGTAATTTTGATCGGCACCAAGGCCGATGACCTCCATGACCGTATAGTCCAGGTCCGCCTTCTTGGCGTGTTCGCTGCGCGCCGTATTGCCGCCGGCCTGCCGTGCCTTCCGACCCGACGCCGGATCGACGAGGATGTAGACGTTCAAGCCACGTGCGTGACCGCCCGGCCAGTATTTAAGCCACTCCTCTTTGAAGCCCTGCGACTTGTCGGCGACCGGATCCAAAAGCATCTGCGCCCCGAACGTGTATGGCCCCTGCGTCTTGCGCTTTTCCTGCAGCCACTCCGACGAGCGGAAGGCGCAATTCTCAGGCGCGAAATTCTCGCTGCCGTCCAGCGTGCACGGATGCAGCCGAACCGTGACGACGTCGCGCTCGTCCATCACCGAGTAGGTGTCGAACAAGTGATAGCGCGTGCCGATATAGCGGACCCACCCGCCTTCCGTGCCCAGGTTGTCCGAGAGCTCCCACATGCGCGTGGTCTTGTTGATCTGCTCGGCCGTGCCGACTGAGTCTTCGGTCACCACGTCGTCGTAGACGCGGATGTAAAAGTGTGCGCCCGTCGGCATGCCGTCGACGAGACCGTGACCCTCGACGGTGGCTTCCTTCGGGTTGGTCTTGCGCCGGACCGTGATGCCGTTCTGCACCGACCACGACGGCGCTTCCTTAACGCTTTGCCACAACACGTCCGGAAACAAGGCCTTCAAGTCGCCGTTGTTCTCGAACTCCTGCTTGATCTGCGACAGGAAGTCCGTCGCGATCGATTTGTTGTGCGAAAAGATGCCGACCGTCACTTCGCGGCCGTTGTATCTTGGTTCCGGATGGCCGCCGTGCGAGGCGAGAACGTCCTGAATTGTCAGCCCGAACGTGATAATGGTCGAGTTATGCGTCGGCACCATTGCCCTACCGACCAAGTAAAGCCCGTCCGGTCGATCCACCTGAATGCAGGACCCAGGCTTCGGGGCAACCCGCTCGATGGATACGATGTACCTGCGCGGCGCTGGCCGCTCGCCCTCTATGCACCGCGCCAGTTTCCGCTTGAGCCGAAACGGCGGCAGTGACGTATATGCCTGAAACGAGACCTGCCAATACGGATAGGGTTCGCCTCGGACGGTTCCAATGTGCTGACGGCGGCGCGGCTTGAGCCCCAGCGAGTGACAAAGCTCAACGAAGCCGTCAACCAGCCGCTCGTTGATGTTTACGAACGTCGCTGTTCCGCGCGTGTTGCAATGGCCGTCCGTATCCATGAGCCCTTGCAGCAACGCGATACGCTGCGCCAGCGACGCCCTCAGATACTCCGGCGGAATCGCCTTCTGGTCGCGAATACCGAGTGCCTTGAGAGCCGCTGAAAGCCCTTCGACGCAACGATACTGCGCCTTTCGGGCCGGCGTTTTGTCGTGGCCCAATGCGTAACCTGCGGCCCTGATTTCTTCGAACACCTCCGGATCGCCGCTGGTGATACTGCCACCGCCGCGGCTGCCGTCTCCGAGCCAAACGCCAAGCGTATATGGGTTGATCGAAAGATCAGCCTCCGGAAGCTGCAACGGCCCGGCCACCGGCACGGCAAGTCTGTTGTCCGGCCTATGGTCATGCGCCGCAATCTCGCGCGTCGAAAGCGTCACGGTCTCGCGGTATAGGCGCTGCCCACCGGCGCCACGCCTTCGCGTGCGGCGCTCGACGGCCCAAAGATGGTCATCTCCGGTGACGATCTTGAAACCGTCGTCAAACGTCAGCCGGTACTGCGGCGGCGCCTCGAATACCTCCGTCCGCGCCACGACGCGGCAAGGACGGCCGTCGCCTCCAAAGATCGTGTCGCCGGGCTCAAGATCGCCGTGGCGCGCCCAGCCGGTTGGTGTCGGCACGGGTTCGTCGATGCGGCAGAGCTTATAGTGCTCTCTCGCCCACAGGTCCAAGCGGCCGTTCGGTTCCGCCTGCACCTCTCGACAACGAGCGAAAAGCCAATCGTGGTTCAGGTCCGGCCGGTGCAGCAAAACGACCAGCAAGAAAAACAGGTCGTTCCGCGCCAGCCACCGCTTCGCCTCCTCGATGAAGGTGAAACTGTTTGTCTTTCGACCGGCCTCTAGGGCCTCTGCATCCTTGTCGGCCGCTTCCTGCAGGACGGATTTGTAGAACTCAATGGACGCTATCCTGGTCTTTGGTAGGATGTCCGGTAGCGCCATGACGACCAAATATCTCCTCTAGCTCGGCCAGAACGTCACCGCGAGACACCACCTCTTTTGTCTCGACTGGCCCGCCGTCCTTGCCGGTCAATTCAATTTGCCGCTTGCTTTCGTAGTGCCCGCCGACCTCTTTCGCGATCTGCTCATAAAGCTGCGCCGCCGCCAGGTGGTTATTGCGCCCGGCCATGACCTTGGCCGCCGCCGCTAGGTTGCGCACCCTTACCGCCTTCGATGCCTCGGGGATTGAGTCCAGGTCATTGAGGTACGATTCCCGCGCCCGGAAGAACTCGGTTTTCAGTTTCTTACCCAGCCGCTCGCCGGACATCTTCGTTGGGTCGTAGCTTTCGACGCGCTGCGGCGTGATTTCTTTGCCGAATTGCAGTTGGAAGGCCTTGGCCACCGACGTCGGCGGCTCATACGCCGCAAGCGCACGCACCAAAAAGAGTTTTTCATGGTCCGTGAGGACCGTGGTCGCTTTTCGTCCCATCCAATCTTACTCCAACGTCACGCCGCCCTTAACTGACACGTCCCACATGCCATTGCGATACCACCTGACGACAGGACCGGCTTGGCATTGGCCGCGTTGACCATGTCGCGCACCGGCGACCCTGCCGGCGCCCCGTAACGCGCGATAACGCCGACAAACTCCTCAACGTCGTGCCCCCGCATGGCGAACACCGGCAACCCGCTCTGCTTGCTGAACTTGGGCGCCCCGAACTCGTCCTTGGCTTGGCCGCAGTGATAAAGCTCATGCTCGAGCAAGGCGCAGCGTGCAGCCATCGGATCCGGTAGGGCGTCGCACCCGTCGGCCCAATATTCTGCGTCGATCGTGATGATGAAGTCCGGCTCAAGCCCGAACCACGCATTGATCTGACATTGCCACCGGGCCCGCCCCCAAGCGCCGCCGGTCGTTGGCGGCCGTGGTATTTCTGCCTGCCCGACGATCCGCCTACCCTGCTTCTCGTTTGCGACGTTGGTCCAAAGCGCACCGATGCGTGCCGAACTGAGATGCAGATGATCGGGATTGTGCAGCGCGCCCATCTCGTCGACGAACGTCTGCATGCCCCATCCGCTCAACTCGAACGCCGGCACGAACGCTTTGTTCAAATGGTCGCTGACCAAGTCCGCCGGCGGCATGGGGATATCGGTCGGTTGCGACACAACACCTCGCGTAAAGAAGATAAACACAAAAAAAACGAAAGTGGCCCGCGCGATGGCAGGCCGTGTCCGAAGTCAACTTTCTGATGATGCCCGAATAGATATCAAACTTTGACACCACCTGTCAACATAAAATCTCTAAGTGACGCAGTATGTGGGGGATTGCGCCAGATGTAGATAGTTTACACAAAACGCCCATATTCGGCTGTCATACATGGTCGATTCGGGTTCCGCTTTACGTTCTATGTATTTAGTGTAAAGATAATTTATATTCGACGCTTTAGAAAAGGCCCCGGCATGCGGAAAATACGATTTCGCTTACTGATTGTCGCCGTGCTGCCGTTGATGCTGCTGGGAACCTAAGTGCAACCCCATTCATCCCCTGCACTGCCATCCCCCCTATCCCCCTCCCCTAAAGGGGAGGAGGGGATTTAGGGGGGTAAGAATGGCTGTTTTCTGCCGATCCCCCTAATTCCCCCTTAGGGGGGTAAAAAGGGGATTTAGGGGGCATCATTTCTTACCCGCTTTCATCAGGCGAAGCGTACTTGCGAACACCTCATTCTTCACCGACCAGCCATTACTATTTGTCTCAACAGTATCGGAGTTTATGAGCAATCCGATTGTCAATTTGGAGTATGAAACGCCCAACATATTCTCGATTGCTCTGGGCTTGTAGCCATCTTTTTCTAATAGCTGTTTGAACGCCGACCGCGATACATACGGAGCGCCATCGATATCTTCACAACCTGATGCCCACCATGCGCGTTCAAATAATGTTGTGGCATTGTGCAGGGGAGAGTCGGCCTTGGCATTTATTGGTTCATTACCACCCACAAGGACGGCGCTTGTTACCTGCTCATTGTCCTCATTAAACCAACCCTTGATTGGCACAGACTGGATATTTACATAGATATTTTGAGCCTCTTCAGAATCCTTGGACTTACGCTGCACGATACCGATAGGACCGCCATTCTTAGACGGCATGATGCTGATCTCAATATCCAGCGCACCTTTCCATGCTGAAGATCCTCGCGCACGATGCTGTGCCTCGTCTGAAACACCAGTGTGGTGAACCAAAACAATAGTGCAGCCAAACTCATTTTGCAGCAGAGCCATGTTGTCCAACATGCTTTTAGCATCTTGGGCGGAGTTCTCGTCACCAGCGAAGTTGCGATGTAGCGTATCGATTACGATGGTGGACGGCGGGATATCGAGTGCGAGTATGGCTTCACGGATCTTTTGATACCCAGCCGGGGTATTCAGATCGCAACCCGTCATTGTTATGTTGAAATTGTGTTCGAGACTGGTAACACCGTTGTGTTGTTTCCATGCTGCGATACGACCCTTCAAACCATGATGGCCCTCGCCAGCCAGATACAGGACTGATGACTGCTTTACTTTGTGACCCATCCACTCTGGGATACCTGACGCCATGTGAAGCATCCAATCCAGAACAACGAATGTCTTACCGCAACCGGATGGACCGTGAACCATAACCAATGCATCAAACTGTAGCCAATTCTTAACCAGCCAATTTATTGGTGCTGGCTGGCTGGAGAAGTCGTCGCCATCAACAACCCATGTGTCTGTCTGTGGATACAGCAATTCATGTAGATCACCACCGTTTGCCCGAAAATCATTGGCGTCACCAGCTTCTGGCGGTATCACGATGCGGGCGCCCATCTTGGCAGCGGCCTGTTCAGCATAATTCTTACCCACCCCAGATTCATCATTGTCAGCAACAATCACGATCTGCTGCATGTCGCCAAACTTATCACGCATTGCCTGTGCCACGGCTGGGATGTTGCCCGCGCTGTATGCAACGACGACTGCCTGTGCTGTGACCTCTAATATCGTCGCGGCTGTGGCAAAACCTTCAGCAATGAAGATTGTTTTGTCTGGATCCCCAAGCATCCAGTAGCAACCTTTGACGGCACCGCCGGGATGGTATTTTTTGTCGCCGCTTTCTGTGATGTATTGGAGTGAACTTAACTCACCATCAGCGCCGTACATTGGCACCATTAATCTACCGTCGCCTGTGATGCGAGCGCCCCAACCACCAACGCCTTTGCGTTTCAGGTATGGATGCTCTGGAGATGCGGCACCAGCATCTCGCCAGATTGTTCCGACTGTCGATGCAGCAACATCATTTTTTCGCTTTCGGTCCTCATCCCTAGCAGCGCGAGCTTCAGATGTGCGGCGTGAGATCGCCATCTGTTCAGCGGCTGTAAGCTCACGCCCAACGTCTGCCCTCCAAGATTGCTCAATGCCATCACGCCAACAACCGAACCGCCCAGCCGGGATGCCATCATCGAACGCAACGTACCAGCCACTGTCATCTCTGGATCTGCCCCTCGTTCCAAATCGGTGCAACTGCCCATCTAAAGCAATCTTTGGCGGCGGCTCTATCCCTGCCTGTCGCATGGCATCTGCCAATTGCATCTCTGGCGGATCTAACTTGTCGGTATTTTTCTGCCACTTGTCTCCTAGAATCCCCGTTATGTCAGCCATTAATCAGCAGCCAACTTACCGTCTGTTAAACGCTCAATCTCAAACTGTCTCAGCTTGGGCGGCGTTTCTTTCCAGCGGTAAATCGGATGGGGCCAAATGCCAAGGGCATTCGCCAGATTCTTGATGCTACCAAAATGTTCAATCGCTTCAGAGGTCTTCATTTCATTTGCCTTTCATTGCAATTAGAATTTGACTTATAGTTCAAATAATATATTATGTAAATAGAAAAGCGCAACCGGACTTCCCCGACCGCGCCAAGGAGAAAAAAATGGCCCGCACAAAATTCCAGCGCCCGGACAACTCGACATCTTCAACTAGACACCAGTAAAGGCTGTTGTCGATGGCATGGCACTTCCAAGTGACGCGCATATGGGTCCAAATTGCGGGCTGACGGCGATGGCTATTGCGGCGGGCTGCACACTGGCTGAGTCTCGTGCCGCATACCTGAAGCATCACGAAATAATTGAATAAAGATGTTGACCCCATGGTCAATAACACCTATATTAAATCATCAAGAGCGCGAACGGATTGTCCGACAGCGCGGGAAAGGAGAAAAATAATGCTCGCTTACCATAACGACCCAAAAATCAAGACAGACATTCTAAGTCAGTTACAAGAGCACGCCGCCGCTGATCAGATAGTCAAGGGCCATTACTGGCAAGACGGTAAAGGGTGTGCCATTGGCTGCACAATACATTCCGACGACCATATGGACTATGAGACACGGTTCGGTATTCCTATCATGCTGGCACGGCTTGAGGACTGCATTTTCGAGGGGTTGCCAAATGATGCCGCGAAGACCTGGCCTATTCGGTTTATGTCGGCAATCGAACCGGGCATTGATCTATCGACGGTCGGCTGGAAATTCCTTCACTGGTTATTGACTGACGAAGAAGTTAATCCCGGCATCAATCATCCAATTGTCAAAGACGCTGTTAAGCGATGCGCCGATGCCTTGCTACCGCTTACCGTTGGGCAATCTATAGATATAAGTGCTGCGAGTGCTGCGTGGAGTGCTGCGAGGGCTGCTGCGAGGAGTGCTGCTGCGTGGAGTGCTGACAGTTCTGCTGCGTGGAGTGCTGTGTGGGGTGCTGACAGTGCTGCTGCGTGGAGTGCTGACAGTTCTGCTGCGTGGAGTGCTGACAGTTCTGCTGCGTGGAGTGCTGCGAGGAGTGCTGCTGTGTGGGGTG